CCCGGCAACCGCAATTCCTAGCTCAATCACCAAACCACCTAGGCCGGCAAGCACTGAGCCAAGAGGAGCCATCATGCTCCCCAGCGCAGCAACCAACGTAACGCCAATAACAGTGGCAACGGCTTTCCACACCCAAGTGTGCTTGTTGGCGTAATCAACAAAACTGGTAAACTTGGCCAAGACGGCCGAAATAGCGGGCTGCAACTTGTCGCCGAGGCCTGTAGCAAGGTCTTTCGCTTTGGCTCTGGCAGCTTCCAATTTGCCAGCGTAGGTGTCAGCGGCAGCCGAGGCTTGGCCCTTTAGCCGGTCACCCAGCGTCTTCAGAATAGTTTTTGAGGCGCCGTGCTGGTCGGCCAGTTTCTTTTCAGCAGCTTTGACCTTGTCAACGGCTTTCATGTAGGCGACGTGGCCTTTGGCGCCGGCTTGAGCAGCGTTCGGAAAATTGGAAATGATTGCTTGCAATTTGCCTTGGGCTTTGGTCACTCCATCAGATGCGGCTTGCAATTTGGCTGCGGATGAAGATGGAACATCAATGTCAATGCCAAGTTGCTTGAGCACGCGACTGTTTCCGGTCGCGGCCTTGTCAATGGCCAGCATGGCTTGATTGAGCGGAATGTGTTTGGCAGCTGCAAGGTCGAGAGCAATTGGAAGATGCTTCATGGATTCGGTAACGCTGCCGGTGGAAATAACCGATTGGGCTAAAGCGCTGTTAATGTCGGCCGACGATTTGCCAAATTTTTCATAACGACCTTGGACTTTTTCTACTTGGGCCTGCACTTGTTTCCAACTGCCACCCGAACCTTCAACGGCTGCTTGAAGAGCGCCATTGGCAGCGGCGTAATCTTCGGCAGATTTCAAAGCGAACGCAGCGATGGCGACTGCTCCACCAATGGCGGCAATGCCAATTTGCTTCATGGCGCCCTTAAAAACGTCTTTCATGTGGCCGGTTTTGGTGTTGAAGTTCCCCATCGAATTGCCGATTTGGCTCAAAGCGCCGGAACCAACAATGTTCATTTCGCCCATTTTTTGGCCAATGGTGCCAAGGTTCTTCCCAATGCGAGAAGACATCTTGTTGAAATCGTTGGCGATCTTGTCCGTAGAACCTTTGAGGTGCCTGGACTCGTTCTCGGTGACCTTTGACAGCGTGGATTTACCAGCGACAACAACGGTAAAGACTGTGCTCTTATTTGCCATGGAGTCCTCCCGCTGCCTGTTCTGCGGCTTTCAAGCCCGCGTAAATGGCCTTTTCGGCCGCTTCATGGATCTCTTGGTCATGCTCGAGGACCGATGCCATGAAGTAGTGGTGTGCTTCTTGATGGATCTGCACGGACTTGTCGCCAAAAAGCGGATGGTCCCATGAATTGCGACTGTTGCTACCACCGAGCTCCCAAAGTTTTGAGACGGCGTCGGCTGGATAACCAACTCTGTCTTGAACGACCTTGACGGTCATCCCTGTGACCTTGACTTTGATGGCGTTGGCAACGAGGCCACGGATGCTGCCGTGGGCCGTGTGGTAGCCCTCAGTGCCCTTTGAAGGGATGGCACGGACGTTGGCGATCGCACCATCGGCGATTACTCGCCCGATGGCACGAAGTCCACGCGTCAGTTCCTTTTTTGCAGCTGGGTCAATCGCTTTGAGAATCTTTGGTAACGCCAAAAGATCAGAGACGTCGATGGTCGAATCAGTAAAGCCTTTAGCCATTTCCGACTTCCTCGTCCTCTTTGTTGCACAGCCAGACCAAGTGCTCGACAAACTCGAGCGGCTCATCGGCAAGAACCGACGGGATGACGCCCATGCGTAGGGCCAATCGACAGATGGCGTCTGTCGTCGGCCCTACGAAGGGTCCGTTTCTGCGTCGGGGTCGACTACCTCTTCAACGGTCTTGAGCCAGTCGTCGAACAACACGCGAATGCCTTGGTGAGCAAGGTTGTCGCGTTGCTCGGCTTCCCATGCCAACCAATAGATGTATTCGATCTTCATGGTGTCGGACTGGAACGCCTGGGCCATCCCAATTTTAAACTGGCGCTCAAAAGCCACAAGGATTGCCGGGGTGAGGGTGTACGTCTGAGGTGCGAGTGCATCCCCATTTTCTGCCAACTTCATGACGGTAAGGCGGGAGGCAGCCATGGTTATGCGGTCGCAATCGTGATGGCGCTCGTAACCGGGAAGGTCAGCGAGAGTTTGCCGACGTCGCCGACTTTGCCATCAACTGGCATGTAGTTGGAAACGAGTGCAACCATTGTGAACGATGGATTCGTGGTGCTCGTGGCGTTGGCCGTTGGCTTCACGACAATGTTGGTGGTTGAACCAACAAGCGGCGACAACGTCGCATGCACGCTTGATGCTGAGAAGTCAGCAAAAAGGCCCAAAGTGATCTTGTTGTTTTCGAGGCCAGTCACGAAGTTGTGGGCGACATCACCAAATGCGGTGGTCTCCACTTCGTCGAGCTTGCGCTCGATGGTCACTTGCTCAACCTGCGATGACAGGTCAACCGAGTTGATGACCACGGTGGCGTTTTTGTAGACGAACTTCGCCATGGTTATGCTCCTTCTGCTTCCGGTTGAACCGGCTCGTTGGTTGGTGTTGCGGAAATCGGTGTGAGGTGGCCACCATTGATAAGGGCCTCGACGTTGCAGTCGTGGCAGTCCTCATCGGTCACAGTGGACCCTTGTGTTGCGAACACGAGCAGATCGCTCGTTACGGTGTATGTCATGGGCCCCTCCTAGGGATAAACAGCGACAGTGAACTCGAGTGTCAGGTAAATCGTCGGACCGCCGCCAACGCTGATGGCTGGGCCCCTCGAGGCCGAGATCACGGTCGTGTCGCTTACAGCGCCACCGAGTGAGGTGTCAGATTCAATAGCGTTGCGAATGGAGTTGGGCCCGTTTGGGCTCATGAACTCTTGCAATTTGCGTTGGGCGCTTCGGGCATCAGTTCGGGCAACGAGCACGTTGACGATGAGATCGACTTGGCCAGTCAGCGAATCATTCATGGACATTTGATATTTGACGTCCATGACCGACACCACAGCTGCTGGGTCCGAGAATGAATCAGGCAAATAGGCAAACGCCTGCAAACCGGGAATGGTTTGGAGGTTTGTTTGGATGCCTTCGCAAATGGTTTGAAGGTCACCAATCACAGGATGAACACGTTTTCAAGCGAGTAAGGCTCGATGAGCAGCTGCGCCGAAGGGTGCAATTGGTTTTTCACTCGGACAATTCCGGCTTCGCCAAACGAAGTGGCGCCAAGTGGCGCCTTGATGGCTTGGAACGTGGCTGCTGATTGAATCACAGCGGCTTGGAAGATGGCGTCTGGTACTTGAGGCCAGCCCCACTTGGCTGTGATTTGCACCTGTGGTACGACATTTCTTACCGAAATTGCTGCTCCGCCCCAAACAGGGAAATACAGCGAACGAACTGCCCTGAGCCTGTTGCATGGCCAAGGCATGCCATATTTCATGCCGTTGAGCGGTTCCATCTGGTAATCGGTCGAGGCCCACGTCTGGTCCCAAGTGCGAAGTCCGACTGGGTCGGTCTTGACAACAATGGTTTGCGTCGGGTCAAAGTCATCAACTTCAACAGCCAGGATTGATTCGGCGACAAAGACTCGAGCCGAGGCCACGTCGTCTTGGTAGAAATACCGCTCACAGTGGTGGTCAATTAACCGGCTTGAGGCCGAGACTGCCGCTTGAAGGGCGTCGTCGTCTTGTGTACCGGTCAAGTTCATTGACGCTTTCACGTCTTCAATGGTGCAGTAGTCCTTCGGTGTGGTCACTTCGATCCCCCCATGTGGGTTTTGAGGCGGTCGATCCACAGCTGCATGTCGGCCTCATAGGTCGATCTGCCCTTGGCGTAAACCTCGTCGTCAGGAACTTCGTCGTCGAACAGCGGGTGGATGTGTTCAATGCGTGAGTTGAGTGCCGCAGCAAAGGTCTTTCGGACCTTGGCCAAGTACGTCCACTCATTGTCAACGAACATGTGGCCGTACCCTTCGTGGGCAACGGTTCCGGGTCCATCAAATGAAGCACCAAGTTCTTCGATGTAGCGGCGCTCGATCAACGGGTGCGTTGCGTGCTCGCCTCGAGCGACGCCGGGGTTGTGGCAATCGTTGGTGGCAATCACCGATTTGTCGTAGCGATTGGCAATGTCCAAAGCGGCGTTCAACCAGCCGGAATGGAAGTGCACGTCGTCGCCGATAAACAACAACCAGGGCTCATCTGTTTGGCTGACGGCGTAGTTGGCTTTGACGGCAAACGAACCAGACTTGGTGATGACTCGGCCGCCATTGGCCAGAACCGTGTCGGCCATCACTTGGTCGTTCTCTTCAACAACGAAATAGGCAGTCGCAAGGCCGGTCGAGGCCCGGAGCGAATCTAGGAATGGTCCTACGTTTTGCGGCCGGTGAAGAACTGGGACAATGACTGCACAGCGATCGGTTGCCGGCGGCGACAACTCAGTGTCCCAAAAGTCCATTTCATTGATCCAAGAAATTTTGGCGTGACTCGTGCGAGCGCCGGTGTGGATGAACAATGGGATGTTGAGCCTACGACAACGATCGAAAAACGAAATGTCTTCTGAAATCATGACGTTGTCTTCACCTCGGATTCGGGTGAAGTGATTGTCTCCGTCGAAGTCACGAATCTTTTCGAGGGCACTTCGGTGCATGAGCAGCATTGCCGCACCTGTCGCACCAGCCGAAATGAGGCTGTTGACCGGGTAATGCATTTGCCCAACGAACCGGTGATGGCCATCGTCGCACTTTGTCCAGTTGAGGATTGTTGGGTAAGCACGAGTGATGAAACCGCCCATGCCGTCGGGCACGATTTGTCGGTTGGCAAAGCACAAGCCGCCAATGATTGGACGTTCTTCGGGGTCAGCAACCTCGAGCAGCTTGTCCAAAATGTCTGGTTCAAAACCCATGTCGGAATCGACCATGAGCAACCAGTCGCAGTCGCCCTCAAGGAATGATTTGACCAGGCTGTTGCGACCTTCGGGAAGGCCACCAGATGAACAGAACGCAGTGATGCGGTGTTTCAGACGACGGTTGGTTGCCGAGTCGTAGCCGAGTAGTTGCTCTTTCGAGCGCTCAAACGAAGAACTGATGTCGGTGTTGTGCAGAAAGCCGAGAACGGTGTCTTGTTCAGGAAGCACGCTTCACCGTCCGACGCTCGCCTGGTGCCTTCGTTGCCGTCTCAATTTCCGCAGCTGCCACGGTACGCCTGACGGCGTTTTCGGGGCATTGCTCTGAGAAGAGATCAGGGTGAGCAATGACGAACGGGTCATCACCTGCCCATGGTTCTCCGTGGCCAACTCGAATTGTGATTCCAAGCGAAATGTCGGGTACTGCTGCCGTTGTAGTGGCGTAAACAATTGAAGACATGGCTCTCCTAGGCGGTTGAGTATGGCGGGAAGCTGCAAAGGGTGTCCGCCCGCCATGTACGGACACCCCTCACAACAATGTGATCCCGAAGGACTAACTGGTCTTGTTAGTCAATCCACGGAATGCGGCCGACGAGGTGACGTCGAAGCCGTTGCGAGCAACAGCCAACCAACCACGCTGTCCAGTAGGACGACCGGTTGAGGTATCGAACAGGTGCGAAACCGGTTCGACGGTCATGCCCGCGCGCTGCACGAACACGAATTGGCTGAAGTCACCAACAACTGCGAAGGTGCCTGCGGTGGTGCCGGTTGGCTGCTTCGGCGCGTAGTCCGAACGAAGCACGGTCTTACCGAACAACTTCGGAATGCCGGGCTGCTGCAAGTCAACGGAGAACGTGCCACCAGGGCCGGCGGTTGAGAACAGACGGATGTTGTCCTCGGTTGCGACGTTCATGATCCACGTTGCGTTAGCACGGAAACGCTCAAGTTGAGCACCGTAGACGCTGGCCACGTCGGCTGCGCTGAGCACACCGGCTGTGGTCGTTGCCGTCAAGGAACCGGCCGAGGCGTTCACCGAGGTGAAAATACCCTTAGGCGTGGTGCCTGTCCCAACACCGTTCAAGGTGTTGCTGGCAATGAGGTCGGTGTAACCAGCTGCGAGCAACTTGGCCATTTCCTCGGCAAAACCTGGGTAGTCCTGCTCGACTTCGATTGAGTAAGGAATGAACCCGGTTGCGCGCTGAACGGCGATGCTTGGCTGAGCAAGCGTCGGCGAACCATCGGTGACAACTGCGGCTTCTGATCCGTAACCCCAAGCCATACCAGCCGAGGTGACACCCTTCCACACGTTGGTGGTGATGGTGACGACGCGGCACACGTCGAGGATTGGAGCGTTAGCAGCTTGCGACGTCAAGATGATTGAAGGGTCGATGAGAACAGGAAGTCCAAATCCACCTGCGGAACCGGTGCCGTCTGACATGGCACGGAACTCTTCAAGCGCACGACGCTCTTCGTTGTTGACCAACTCTGGTCGACCAGAAACAGCCTTTTGCCAACCAGTGCGGTAGGAAGGGTTCTCGGTGAGCAGGATGCGACGTGCAATTGAGTCGCCGTCTTGGTCT